GCCCGGCTCCTGCTCCCGCGGCTCCCATGACTGTCGGTGCTCGCCGTCGCCGTCACAAGACACGTACCACAAGGGTCCTCGGGACCCGTCACCGCAAGTCTACGCATCACCGCACCGGAAGGCGGTCCAGCGGTTCCCCACGGCCTTCCCGTAGGTAGCCTCGAGCTGCTTCTTCAGGTCGGCCGTAACCGCCTTGCTCGTCGGCTCATTGGTCCGCTTCCAATTCACAAACTCGGCTGAAATCTCACCCCACTTCGTCGGTGCCGGGGACGGCTCGTCCTCCAACGGCGGCAGCTGCGGGTGAATCTTCTCACGGATGAACTTGGCGATCACGTCACTGTCCTCCTTGTACTCGCTCGTGTACTCCATAACCTTCTCCGGCGGAACCAGCTTGCGATAACCCTTGCCCTTCTTGTACAGGTGAACCAGGTATGCGAGAAACGCCTCCGCCCAATCCTTGCTCTGCGACTTCTGAACAATCGACTCATCAATGGGCTTCTCGTGGGCCAACCGAGGGTCGGCCACGAACTTGCTCACGAAGTTGATAACGACCAGACGACGCCACGTACCTCCGTCCTGCGTGTTAATCTTCGGCTTCTCGTTACACGCCAGATTGAAGCGAGCCTGGAGGTCAAAGTCCAGCATCTGCTTCGAACCTGCATACAAATCGCGAGCCGTAATCTTCTCAGACGACGCCAACTCCTTCATCAGACCCGTGTTAAGCGGAACCTGCTCATCGGGCTCCTGCATGGTCACGAACCGACGACCCTTCATACGCACCAACTCCGGTGCGGCTGCCGCAGACTTGTTACGAGCCTGGGTCAGCAGAGAGATAGGTGCCTTACACGCGTAATCACCCATCGCCGTCGACATGAGATTCATCAACATGGACTTGCCGTTGGAACCCGTACCGGTCAGAATGTGGAACTTCTGAGCCTCGTTACATCCAGACAGAGACGTTGCCAGGTATGCGAGAAAGTACTCGCGGACATCTTCGTCGGGCAACACATCACAGATGAACTTGTTCAACTCCTGCCAGCACGGATAGGAGTCGTGGGGGCGGTCGGGGTGAAACTCGAGGTTCGTGCAGAAGGAAATGTAATCCTCCGGCTTGCCATCGCGGAACTCGAAGGTCAGCGTGTCAAACACGCCATTGCTGAAGGCGATAAGGTTCTTGTTCTCATCCACCTTGTTGGCAAACTCCTCGTCGAGGAACAGCTCGCGGCACTCCTTCATGACGTTCTCCTTGAACCGAGTCATACGCAGCTGCTTTCGCATGTGAGCATAGGCCTGGCGCTTCTTGTCCATCTTGCACCAGTCGCACCCACTCGGGTCGTGCTTGCCATCGGGACACGGGTTGATGGCCTGCATTTGCGTGGTCATCTCCGACTCCTTGCGGAAGAAGTCGCGGAACACATCCGAGGACAGGCGGCACTGAAGCGAAACACCCTTGTCTGTCTCACGCCACGTGTGACCAGCGAACCAATACCAGGCCGACGCACTGAACCGGGCACACTTGAACTCGTCGCGGAACTTGGCATGGACCACCTGAGCCATGTCGTGCTCCGTCTGCGTATCGGTCGCCGCCTCGAGCAGACTCTCGATGTTCATCTTCTCAATCTTCAGGTATCCGTCCGGATTGTCCGTGCGAGACCAGTGACGAAGGCTGCCAACACCCAACTTCGCTCCGTCGTTCCTGAAATTGAAGCCCATCCACTTGCCCGTCACCTCACGCGGGTCATACTTGCCATCCTGACGCTGGGAACAGAACTCATACCACGTATCCTCGAGGTCAGGGTGAATGTTCTTCAGACAGTGTCCGACATTCGTCCGCTCATCGTGGCTATTGTAGCGAGCCGGACTCAGGTTCAGCACGTGACCGCTGTAATAGTCCTTCATCTCCTTGGACAGCGGCTGAAGGTAGATGGCCCGAGCCGGCGACGAACCACGCGAACCCGGATCCCCTGCACGCTGAGCCGGGCGTCCACGCTGGGGCACAACCGCTGCCCCACCTGAGATGCGAATCTCCTCCTCTCGCAGAGCATACGCCTTACCCAGCTCCGTCGCCGGAGACTCGGATGTTGGTGGCGACCGAATCGAGAACTTGCGGATATTCTCGGGCTTGATTTCGCGGTTCACCTCCTCGTCAATGGCCACCGCCGTGTCATTCGGATCCCACTCAATCGAGTACTTGAGCTGATACGGCTGTGGCGTCGCACCCTCACCCGCCGGCTTCTTGGAACCGAGCAGCGCCCACCAACTCGTGTGGTTCAGCGGAGACTTGTCGTACGTCTCACGCCAATCCTTCTTCATCTCCAAGCCCGGGAAGAACTCGTCCATCTTCGGCAGCAGTGCGTTGCGAATTGCCAGCTCGACATTCTTGTTCGAACGCACATCCGGCACCACCAAGTGAATACCGGACTTGGACTCCTTCTTCCCTGGGTAGAAGGTCGGCTCCGGCTTCTCCATCACATAGACGTCCGTCACGTCCTTGATGTCGATGTACCGAGCCGCCTCGGCCATGTACGCCTTGACGAAGGCGACAGTCATGGCTTGCGTATGCTTGTGGTCCTCAACCTGTCCATCGTACAGGAAGTCGAGATCCACACGGAGAGGACCAATACGAGTCATCTTCTCCGTGATGGTCAGTGGACCATTGTTGTTGACGTGGTTGCAGTAGAGGCGATAGAACTCGTCCATCTTCTCGTCGGGAATGGTGTAGAGAATGCAATGGCCGAAGAGCTGGTGAGTCTCGAGACCACTCTTGGTCTCAGCACGGTGAGCGTCCAGAAACTTTTGAAGGTGTCCAGGCTGCATCGTTGATTAATACCCCGATTAGTTGCCGGCGGCTAATTCCTTTTGAACGCATGGAATTGGATTCGAGGGTTCAAAACGAAACAAGATTTCGTGACCAAGAGGTAAGCAAAATGAAGTTCTGTGCCAAGTGTTCGAATTTCCTGTGCGACATCGTGGAGCATGACGGCAAGGCCTACCTGAAGTGCCGCGCCTGCCCGTACGAAGAGGAGTCTGGGTCCGTCGTATACGAGCACGACCTTCAGCAGGATACGTCGGTTCAGTATTCCATCAACCCTTACCTGAAGCATGACCCTACGCTTCCTCGATTCAAGAACATGACATGTCTCAATCCCGCCTGCACAACGCGAGGCAAGGAGTCAGACATTGTAGGTGTAAAGCTGGACCCCGTAAACGTGGTCTGGATGTACCAGTGTGCGGTGTGTGATGCAATGTGGAAGCAGAATGCTCGTGCCTGAGGGACACTTGTGGACCGTGCGTAGCGTGCGAGGGCTTGAAAAGCCCTCTACCGTGCCGACCCAGGGAACTGGATGAGATTGGTCTGCGGCACAACAAGACCCGTTGTGCCGGACGAGCGAGCCTGAGGGCTGCTCACCACACCACCCAGAACACCACCACCACTAAGCGTCGCAACCTGCGAAAGAGCTTTTGGGTTGGACCGAGAGAAGACCTTTTGGCGAGGAGCTACACGGGCCGGAGCTGCAGCACCAGTTGTGAGGTATGCCATGTCCGAGAACTGGAGAAGGGCGTTGTTCGCAACCTGTCCACCCTGGTTGTACGGGGTCGTGCGAGTCAGCGTCGGCTTCAACTGAGCCTGGGCCTGAAGTTTGACGAAGGCAGTGTACTCAGACGCAGAACGAGTAGGCATTGTTTTAGTCGGAGAAGACTTTCCGTGCGGCAGCAACCGAGACCGTTGAGTTTCCTTTGGGTGCCACAACAGCCGTAATCGTCGTCTTTGCGGCCACTGTCAGGGACACTTTGGATGCCACCGCAACAGAAGACGCAGCCGCCGGAATCACAACCGCCACGCTTGACTTACCGGAGAGTTTGGACGACCCACTGATTTGGGCGGCACCTTTTACGTAGTTCGTGTAATCAGAAGCGGCACCGCGGATGATCGGCATTTATTGAAAACGAAAGAGTATGTTCCTAGACAAGAGAGAGTACAATGACCGACCACCCTGAAGCGAAGCCCGTCTTTCGTTCGCAGGTGACCAAGGCGATGGAGACCCCTCGCATCACGCGGCCGTACTTCACGAGGTATGAGTATGTTGTCCTCATGGCATCGCGTCAGCAGCAGTTGGCCGAGGGTGCGAAACCCCTGGTGAGTCTGGAAGGACTCCGTACAAGCGACCCGCAGTTTATTGATCATGTTGTCAAGCGTGAGATTGAGCAGCGGAAGTTGCCTTTCGTCTTCCAGCGTCTGATGCCCAATGGAACCTCGGAGTTCTGGTCGGCTCAGGAGCTCGAACTTAATTGGTGAAAGAACCCCAAAACATTCCGCCCCGACTTCGCAGCCATTAGCACGGAAAAGGCGGAACTCGTCCCCAGAAACGCATGCATGAACGCATGCCATCGTGTTGACACGGTTGGGTTAGCATCCCAGGCAAGACACTTGTATTTTTGCCCGTAATAATAGACAGTTGTCGCACACGTCAAGAAAGCAGCGTAGACTGGTAGCGAATACGGCATCCACTGAGCCGTGGTCCACACCATGACGCCATGGGCAATATGAGCAAATGCGATATCAAGTGGCAACAACCATGAAAACCGCGGCTTTGTCGAGTGATACGCGACGGAGACGAGATAGGTTCCAAACACAAGTCCTCCCGGTATGTATCCACCTACCGAGATGGCTGAGAAGGACGGAATCAGAAAGAAATGGCTCGAGGCCACCAATGCCCAATTCGGCATTATCAAACACTACCCGCCGGGCCTGAAAGTTTCGCAAGGTCCGTCTCTGACGGTGGGAACAACAGGGTAGGCTTCAGAGGCGGACTCGGGACCATTGTGTGAGGCGGGTCAGAGTGGAGAGTACCCATGGCCATCTGAACATCCACTGAGTCAGGTCCGAAGCGACTCACGTCCTTCGAGTAGGTGGCCGTAAAGTCGGGAGCGGGCGGGTTGAGCAGGAGGTACAGTGCCAGAACCACGGCAACGGCGGCGATAACGTAAACTGTCTTTACCTTGACCTTCATTGTTCTAGTCTGCGAAAAACGAACTGTCCCTCACAAACAAGAAGAACGGCATCATGGACTTTCCAATCGTTGTGAAGTGCTATACGTGCAACCTCCCTCTCGCCGGCAAGTGGAAGGAATTTAACCGTCTCATCAAGGAGTATCGCCGTCAGGATGGCCGTGCTCCCGACTCTGAGCTCATGTACCTCACGACCGAGACCAAGGTTACGGCGGAGGGTCGGGCACTCAATGACCTTGGGTTGACACGTGAGTGTTGCCGCCGTCATTTGCTGACGCACCCGGGAGTTTAACTCTCTCCACAATACAAGTATGTCCTCGTGCAGCGAGTACCTTGTCCGGCAGCAGCTGCGAACTCAGAAGTACATTGACACGCGTCCCCACATGACGTGCGGACAGGCCACTGAGATTAAGCGTCAGCAGGCGGGTTCTGCGGTCTATGAACAATTTTTGCCTGCGACTGCGTGCGTGGCCACTCTCAATGCCCCCATTTCGCGTGGAGGTGGTACGCGTGCGACCATCGCTCGGGGTCATCAGGTCAAGGATGCGTCGGCATATGTGTCCTATGCGTCGGCGGGTGCAACGGCCCAGGCCCTCAAGCCGGCGAACGTCAAGCCGTCGCAAATCAAGGACCTCTGCTATGGTATCGATGGATATGGCGTGAACACCATCCGCGAAATCAATGACACGATTCTGCTCTCGACTCTCATTCCCTCTACGGACCCCAACTATCGCAAGGAGGACATCATTGCCAAGGCTCGTCAGTCCATCAACAATTGCTGCACAGCGTGTGGCAAGGTCAACTTTGCCCCGTCGTGTGCGTGTGCGGGTCTCAGTCCGGGGCTGACGAATGCTACGACAGGCGGTCCTGTATGGAAGAACACTTACATATATCCCCGCACAGTAACGTAATGCTGATTGTCTATGTCTATCCTGCGAATAAACCAGCCGGGTGCTTCGATTTGTCCTATGAACTCTTAAACGGGTTCACGGACACGGCACTCAGTATCTTGACCCACCACAAGACAGCCGTACTCTGGTTCGGCTATCTTGAGGGGTGGATGCTCAGCCCCGAGGACGAGACTCGGCTGCGTGCTGTCATTCGGACCTTTGAGTGCCACGTCGTAACACGTGAACCTCTCTCCTTTTCACAGGCGTGGAAAAACGAAATCAGCGTCGTCCACTTTAAGGATGTCAATGGAGCCTCCAATTCTGACAACGATGGTGGTGCTGTACACGGTGAACGTCCGCCTCAACACGAACCTCCTTCTGGAGTCCCTCCCATTGACGGACTCAATCATCAAGGTTGAGAAGCAGGGTGTTCCCGCCCGTGGGTCTTCCAAGCGAGACCTGATTAAGCGACGAGCCAAGAAGGCACCTTCAAAGCGAACAACTGGATTCGGGCACAATTCCATCACACTCGTCAGTCTGGACGACGGTGATGGGACACTGAAGAAGAAGGAGATTACGGTGAAGATATTTCAGAATGGCGTGTTTCACATCACGGGCGTGCTGGACGAGCGGTATGACCGGTCGGTTATGGCGAGACTGCGAAAGCACATCTTGTCTACATGCCCACAGTCGGTGTCGGTTCCTGACGATACGGCTCCGAACAATGTGTGGACATCTGAGGTCAGGCGTGTGGTTCTGATGAACTACAAGACTCGATTGACCAGCACCGTCAGTCTCTCACGCGAGACCTTGTATGCGGCTCTTCGCCGAGATGGAATTCGCACCGAGTATGAACCCGCAGTTTATCCGGCTGTGAAGATTTACTTCCCGGATGTGAAGTGGATTGCCAAGGTGTTCCGCACGGGCAATATCATTCTGACAGGCATGACCACATCAGAGGAGTGTGGTCGGCTGGTGACTGCGTTACACCCACTTATAGATTCTGTGCGGAATGTGAACAATGGCCGCACGTGAGTTAACCCCGCAGGAAGTCGCAGATGGAGAGCGTCACATCACCACCGAGGAACTGACCGCCACCCAGATTCAGGCACTGGTGCGGAATATGGACCACTCGAAGAAGAAGTGGCGTCATCTTCGTCGTGAGGAGTTCCTGGAGAAGCTGAAGGTCGAGAACGATAAGCTGTATTACAATTTTCCTTCGCTGTGGCAGATGCACTCGGAGGACCGGCTTGATGCAACCTTTTTTGAGATGCTGGCCTTGAAGCGGAAGATCGAGAAGGGGGAGATGACCGATGAGCAGGCGTCGGTCGTCATGGGTCAGCGTCTGTTCCAGAAATTCGCCCCGGCAGCTGTGAATTCGAATGTCGCAGCTCCGGCCATGTCCTATGCGGAGTACTACAAGAAGTTTGGCGGAGCAGAGTAATAAATGGACGCCACTGGACCCACAGGACCCGATGAGGTGAATCTGCCGATAATCGATGCCACTGGACCCACAGGACCCGATGAGGTGAATCTGCCGATAATCGATGCCACTGGACCCACCTTCCCCACTCCGGACGTAAGCGTGGTCCCTCCGCCTCACATTGCTACACTTGACGAACTCATGGCCAGTCACGCAGTCGTCGTAGCCCAGGAGACGGCTGACCGTGCGACACTGAATCCCCTTCTGAACCCCACACGTGAAGCCTACCGCCCACAGCTCTTTGCCTGGGCTGCGGCTGGGTTTCCAGGTATCTACGTCGTCCAGTCCTTTCCTTTCACACCGCCGAGCGTTTGCTCAGACGGTGTGACCCGTGATGTCCCGGGATATGCATGGTATCTGCTTGGCGTCGACATTGGGACTGTTCTGGCCACCATCCAGTCCATGCTGACGGGGATTGTGGTGTCCTATTCGTTCCAGGGGAATGTGCTGAGGATTCACGTGAGTAAAGCGTAACGACTGAAAGGAGTGACGCGGGAGTGACGTGCTTAGAGTTTGTTCACAAAAGCAGACAGACAGTAGTTGGACGAAGGATTCTGGGTATATGCGTTGCTGATAATCAAAATGTTTAAGGCACCGGTTGGTACACAATAAATATTCCCGTTTGGAGCCAGTACACCACCCTGGTAAGTCTGTCCCGACAATGCCGGACTGAGCGAGTTGCTTCCATAACTCACAGCGTTTGTCGTGGTGTTGATGATCAGAATGTTTGAAGCACCGTTCGGTACACAGTATATATTCCCGTTTGGAGCCAGCACGCCTCCGTAGTAACCCTGTGTTGATAATGCTGGACTGAGTGAGTTAGTTCCGGTTGCATAACTCACGGCGTTTGTCGTGGTATTAATAATCAGAATGTTTGAAGTATTGCCCGGCATACAGTAAATGTTCCCGTTTGGAGCCAGTACACCGCCAATGTACCTCTGTGCTGACAATGCTGGGCTGAGCGAGTTGCCGCCAGTTCCATAACTCACAGCGTTGGTCGTTGTATTGATAATCAGTACATTTGAAGCACTGCGTGGGATACAATAAATATTCCCGTTTGGAGCTAACACGCCTCCGTAGTAAACCTGTGTTGATAATGCTGGGCTGAGTGAAGGGCCGTTAGTTCCATAGCTCACGGCGTTTGTCGTGGTATTAATAATCAGAATGTTTGAAGTATTGCCCGGCATACAGTAAATGTTCCCGTTTGGAGCTAACACACCTCCAACGTAATATTGTGTTGATAATGCCGGACTAAGTGAAGGACCTCCAGTTCCATAACTCACAGCGTTGGTCGTTGTATTGATAATCAGAATGTTTGAAGTATTGCCGTTTATACCTGGTACACAATAAATGTTCCCGTTTGGAGCTAAAACACCTCCTCCATAAGCCTGCAGCGATAATGTTGGGCTGAGTGAAGAACCACCTGTTCCATAGCTCACAGCGTTGGTCGTTGTATTGATAATCAGTATATTTGAAGCACCATATGGTACACAGTATATGTTTCCATTTGGAGCTAACACACCGCCATAATATTGCTGTGTTGACAATGCCGGGCTGAGTGAGTTAGTTCCATAGCTCACCGTCGGAATAACCGTGGCATTCGTTGGATTGTTCGTCGCAATCAACGACTGCAAATACGGGTTCCAATCACGAGCCCAGTTTCCTGGTGTCACTTCGGCAAATTGCGCGGGCTGAGACGTCGCGGGCGGAATGAGTTTATATTGATGTCCAGTCACCGTCTGTGTGCTCAGGCCCCATTTTTGGATTAGATACCCTTCAACTTGCTGCCGCTGGGCGGCCGATAAGGTCGAGGAGTAAATCAACAATTCCGAAATAGAGCCGTTGAAGTAGTTGGACGGCCCGCCAACGTAGATGCCGGTGGTGGCTGTTGTGGCTCCTGCCAGGGTTGAAGTGTTAGATCCATTGACAAATGGCGAGAAGGTGGAGGATGCATAGGTGGCGGACACTAAGACGTTGGAGGAGGCAGGGACTGGAGCAGTAATGTATCCATCAGGCGAATATTTGGCGATGAACACATTTTGACCTGTAGTTGAAAGCGATGCGTTGCTTACGCCACTTGAATCGTAGAAAGTCAATGTAGTACTAGCATAAGATCCGGTCACGAGCACATTACCACTTGAATCGGTAGTGATTCCGTATGGTCGATCGGCCCCCGCACCTGCAATTTGTACCGCCCATGAGACCGCACCAGCTGAAGTATATTTAGCGACGAAACCGTCGTAGGTGCCTCCCACGTTTCCAAGTGTCGCACCTGCTGTTCCGCTAGTATTGTACATCGTCAGTGCCGCAGAGTATAATCCTGTCACAAACACATTTCCGTTTAAATCGGTGGCGATTCCGTATCCATCGTCGTCGCCAGTGCCTCCAATTTTTGCCACCCACGACACCGCGCCGACTGACGTGTACTTGGCGATGAAACAGTCGTTGACTCCTGAATTTGAAAGTGATGCGTTGCTTACGCCACTTGAATCGTAGAAAGTCAATGTAGTACTAGCATAAGATCCGGTCACGAACACATTACCACTTGAATCCGTGGCGACTCCGTATTCGTAGTCGGCGCCCGTCCCCCCAATATGTACCGCCCATGAGAATGAACCGGATGAAGTGTACTTGGCGATGAAAATATCACTGCTTCCAGAATTTGAAATCGATGCGTTGCTTACTCCACTTGAATTATAGAATTTCAACGAAGCGATTGTAAAATTTCCGGTCACGAGCACATTACCACTTGAATCTATGGTGACGTTTATACCGCCCGTACCCCCCATTCCTACTACCCATGAGACTGAACCAGTTGAGGTGTATTTAGCAACGAAGGCGGAGTACGAGACAATTGATGCATTGCTTACTCCGCTTGAATCGTAGAGTATCAACGAAGAAGTATGTCCGGCCACGAACACATTACCACTTGAATCCGTGGCGACTGCCCTCCCCGAATCGATGCTCGCACCCGCCATTCGTGCCGCCCATGAGAATGAACCGGACGACGTGTATTTGACGAGGAAAATGTCAGAGCTTCCTGCATTTGCGAGTGATGCATTGCTTACTCCACTTGAATCGTAGACTGTCACCGGACTGCTATTATAGAAACCAGTCACAAACACATTTCCGTTTAAATCGGTGGCGATTCCGTATCCATAGTCGTCGAGTGTACCCCCAATTTTTGCCGCCCACGACACCGCGCCGGCTGACGTGTACTTGCCGATGAAACAGCTGTTACTTCCTGTACCTGCACTGGCGAGTGACGCGTTACTTACTCCACTTGAATTGTAGAAATTCAACGAACCACTTGTAAAATTTCCGGTCACGAGCACATTACCACTTGAATCCGTGGCGACTGCCCTCCCCGAATCGGTTCCCGTACCTCCAATCCGTGCCGCCCACCCAACCGTTGTACTCAACGCCCCAGTATTCGCAACCACCGACCGAGCAGACACGTACTTATTTGAGCCGTAAATTCCCAACATCGGAAATCCGTTACTTCCGTAGACTGCGTTCATGTACGCAGATGCAGCCGGAGCCGTCGTATTCGAGTACACACCAAACATGGAATATGCGTTCGACGGAAACACATACGTCGTGTTGGAAAATGCATTGGTGCTACCGTTGAAGGTCATGTTGCTGCCCGTCCAGGTTGCAGTTCCCGTCATGGTGTTGTTCAGTCCGGATTTATCGGACCATGATGTCACTGTTGTCGTGGAGTTCATCGTAGAGTTGTCTGCTGCGTCCAACCATAGCGAACAACCGGGAAGGTCGGTGGGGTTAAAGTATCGATTGAAAGGAAGTGTTCCGTAGAAAGGGTGCGTGGTTGGCAGTGTAATGCCCCATTTCCTGGCCAGATACCCTTCCATCGACTGACGCTGGGGGATGGTCATTTCCGCATTGATCATGATGTATTCGCATAAAAGGCACGACTGAGGATACGAACACCCAATGAAATAGTACTGGGGCGTTGTTACGTACGTCGACGCAATTGCGTTGGTTGTGACTGACTGAGACACTCCGTTTAGTGTGATAAAATTGCTGCCAGTTGATACCGCTGACTGAACCCAGCACACCATGCCCGTTGTATTCAAGGGAATCGTTCCGGCCGCAGTTGAGGCACCCAATACACTTCCGTTTCCGGCACCGACCTCGGCAAAGAGTGTTGCACTCTGACCGTCATAGTAGATATAATTATCCATACCGTTCTGATTGTTAGGTGTGACAGTGGCACATCCAAAGAATGTAAGATACTGAGAAGAAGACCCTAGCACCGTAGCCTTGTACACTGCGAAGACTGCACGGGCCTGTGCTGGAAATGTCACTGTTGAATTCATCCCATATGTCGTTTGGATGGGACAACTCACGGCGTTAAGTCCGTTCACAGTTGACGTTCCCGAGGTCATGTACCCTCCGTACGCGTTTGAGTTCGTGCCTCCTCCGACCGGGGTACCCAATCCACCCGTAAGGGGGTATGCGATTAGAGGGATAGATCCCTTGTTCGTCCAACTTGTGACGTTTGTGCCACTTGTAGTTATCGTGCTTGTATCCGCAGCATCGAACCAGATGGAACATCCCGGTATAGACCGAGGATCGAAACCCCAGATGCTTTTGGACGCTCCTAGCATTGTACTCTTAAAACAAAACATAGTTGGAGGTCGTGCCGCCCGGGTACGTCATCATCATTGTAATCGAGTTTGCCGGAGGAATTGTCACAGGATTGGTCGGGGCGGTTGTTCCCGCACTCGTGTAGGTGAAGGTGATACTCAGATAGGTGCCGGTGTTGTTGCGGAAGACCCAGTACGCGTTGGAATCGGTGGCCCACGTGATTGTGGGAATCGTGATTGCGTTCAACGTAGAGGTCGTGATATTGAAATGAGTTCCGTATGAGTTGGCGGCCACCGTCAGGGGCGTGGTCACAACGTTAGAGTACAATGGACGATAGCCGTTGCGAATGGTGACACCGCCGTTCACATCGAGAGCTGTGGCCGGTGTCGTGGTCTGAATACCCAAGTTGGAGCTGTTGCTGAAGAACAAGTTCGAGCTGCCCTGGAGACCTGTGGAGGTGCCGGTGGCAAAGATAACGGCTCCTGCGTTGGAGTACGTGGAAATCGCGGATCCACCCGACAACTGGACACCGTTGACGTAATAGCCACCGGCCACGTTCACAGATCCCGCAGTTGAAATCGGGGCCACACCTACACCCAAATTGGACGTGACGCGAGATGTGCCAGTGACATCGAGTGTATACGCGGGGGCCGCTGTTCCAACACCAAGGTATCCGTTGGAATGGATACGCATGGCCTCAACCATACTGCCGCCCGGAACTGAACTCAAAATAATTAAACCGTTTCCTCCGCTACCCGAAGATGCACCTACTGCGACACCGGTGACATATCCGCTCACTCCGGTTCCAGGAGCAGCACCTGACCCGTTTGTCGTATTGGAGCCAGACAATCCTATTACGAGCGAACCATACGACGATCCTCCGCCACCGTTTCCAGCTGAGGCGCCACCACCTCCTCCGTAGTATCCACCACCACCACCACCACCACAGTTACCGCTGGCAGCTCCTGCTCCACCTTGTAGGGGTGTTCCTGTCGTACCTCCTGAACCGCCTGCAGTTTGCGAAGCACCCGATGCTCCCGTGGTAGACCCCAATCCAGAACCGGCAGTTCCTGAATACGTGGCATTTCCTCCATAGGCTGGCCTTGCAGACTGAAAGTTTCCACCTTCACCTCCACCGCCTCCAACGCAAACAAGTTCTGCTATGATTGTACCTGTACCCGTAGATGAACCTGCGGCCTGGCTACTCGGTACTATAAATGATGTCGTAAGAGACGTGGAGATAACATAACTTCCATTGAAGCCGGACGGAGACAAGCCGCTAATTGTAACTGGTTGACCTGACACCAAATTATGAGTACCAGAACATGAAAACGTGATAGAACTTCCACTTGCGGACGCAGACGAAATTGTGACCGGGCATGTATATTGGATAGCTGATCGACCACCTCCCGAACTTGTACCTCCGTTGCCAACTCCTCCACCTGCACCTCCTCCTCCGAACGTTGACGACGTGTTCGTACCCACCGAACTCGCAACTCCCCCCTGACCAACCATGAGAATCAACGTAGAAACACCGGCTGGTACAGTGATAACCCCGGTAAGATAGGCACCTGCACCACCGTTTGTTCCGCCGCCACCAGCTCCGCCACCGGCACCCCACATTGAAATGTTTATCGATGTAACTCCTGCCGGTACCGACCAGTTGGATACCGAAGGACTGCTATATGTGAAGATATTCGAGAATGAGGAGGCACTTGCGGGAACCGTTTGAAATACCAGCGAACTCAGATACGACCCAGAGAGTGCCTGGTCCACCGCGTAGATACGAGCCAGAGCGGCTGCAGCTGTGGCAGTACCAAAATATAATGACGCGATACCTCCGGAATACGCGTTACAACTTGTTTGAAGGGTAAGTGTGTCGTATAACGAACCATAATTTGTTACCGATGATGTTCCGTTATATACTTTCACGGTTGTCCCGGTTACAGCCAAATTCGATCCGTTAAACGTCATGTTCGAGTTACCAAACAATCCCGTTCCACCCGTCGCTACGGTCAACACGCTTCCCCACCCGGTGGACCCCGTGATGGAAACGGAGCCACCACCACCTGATCCAGCGGGTCCAGCGGGTCCCGTTGGACCTGTCGCCGCAGACCCTGTCGCACCTGTGAAGCCCGTCGGTCCGGTTGACCCCGCGGAACCGGTCGGCCCTGTTGCCGCAGACCCTGTCGCACCCGTGAAGCCCGTAGGTCCGGTTGACCCAGTTGGACCTGTGAATCCAGTTGGTCCAGTGAATCCTGTGAACCCAGTTGGACCCGTTACACCCGTGGCACCTGTGGCACCCGTAGGTCCGGTGGCACCCGTAGGTCCAGTCGGTCCAGTGGGTCCCTGTCCGGTTTGATAGGTAAAGGACGATCCGTTCCAGTAAATGTTGGCTGAACACCCAGCATTCAGCGTGATGCTGGACCCAATACCTGATCCGGATGTGTAGGTTACGCCAATTGTTAGGTTGGAGGTCGTTGCATTGGCCAATGTCCAAAAGACACCCGGCGACGCCGAGGTATAGGTCGGCAGAGTTAAAGCATTGAACCCCGTGTTCGTGATCGTATAGCGACCTGCCGAGTTTGTGGAGGGCGCACCGACAGTCGGCGTAGGAATTGTCAGTGATGTCCCGGAGACCGTCGTCATGTTCGTTCGCCATTCTGTGGGGCCCAGGATGCGGAAACTGGCATTCGGAGCCACCTGCATATTTCCAACCGTATCCACTGCGAGAGTACCTACCGACGTTACACCTGCAGACGGTCCCGCAGCGTAGTACGGATGTGTATTCGGCAAGGATGCCTGCAGTCCCCACTTCCAAGCAAGATAGCCTTCCACAATCTGCCGATTGGACTGGTTGAGGGCTGCATTGAAGACCACGACCTCGGCCAGGTAGGATTGGTAGGAGTTTGTGGACGTGCCAGCCTGTCCATTGATAAACAGAGGTCCAGTCACAGGTGCTGTTCCCGTCAGGCCCAGACCAGATGCCTGCAGGGTTCCGTTCAGATACACCGCCATCGTGGACGATTGCGATGGATCTGGATTAATAGCCTCTAACAACTGCCATGTTGTGGCAGCTGTCAAGTTCGTTGACCCTACACTGGTCGCCATTGTTGATTAGTAAGATACAATACTGCTTGCTGCGGCCGATGAAACACCCGAGGCGTTAGACGATGCGACCGTGAAGTACCAGAATTTTCCAGAGGACAAGCCAGTCGGCGCAGAGGACGGTGCAGTGGTCGATGTGATAACACGATATGGAATTTGTGTTGTAAGGGGGAGTGTTATAGCTCCAGACCCTGCTCGAACGTCGAGCATGGTCACGGCTGTTGCTGTGCTCATAGACATCCTAGCTCTGGTATGAGTTCATAGTTTTTGGATTGCTGTTATACGACTTTATACTCAAGGATATACATAAGAGACAATAACAACTCCAGAACCACCAGAGCCCTGACATCCTGTTGGCGGATTAGAGGAATATGTGTATCCTCCGCCGCCACCACCGCCTGTATTAGGAGTACCATTTTGACAATTACCGTATCCCGTGTAACCATTAGGATTATATCCACCGCCCGAGTAACCGGCGACATATCCGCCACCTCCATATGAGGCTGTTCCAGCAGTATGCGAGGAATTCGGACCGCCGCCGACGTCGCCACCGCCCCCTCCACCTCCATATTGTAATCCTGTTACTGAATATGTTATACCAATTCCACCATTCCCTCCATATCCATTCGCATTTCCAGGTTGCCCTGCGCCTCCTACACCGCCGCCTCCTCCGCCTCCGCCCGAGCTGCCTGAAGAAGAATTTCCACCTGGATATGCTAAATTGCTAAGAACGGTTCCTGTAGTTGTTCCTGTTTGGCCGACACCTCCAACTGAGCGCGGCTGCGAAGGATTGTAGACGGCTTGTACAATAGCTCCTCCACCGCATCCACCTACGTTATTAGAAGTTGAAGCTGATAGGATTCCACCACCTCCTCCTAATGCATTTACCATGTTGGGTACTCCAGTATTTCCAAAAATAGAGTTGCCTCCTGGACTTGAATCATAATTAGCTTGTTGAATCCCACCTGCACCAACTGTAACATTATAAGTTCCAGTTGCCAACGAAGCAAACTCGGCAACAATCAAGTTTCCTGCTCCACCACCATCATAATAATCACCCGATGAACCGCCACCACCAATCGCAAAGACTTGTATTGTTTTCGACGGATTTAGCGTGAGTGAGAATGTTCCAGTGGTTGTAGTATCGCCGAATATATGTATCTTTCTACCATTGTAGACAAATGGAGCAGAATATGATGTACCACCGACCGTGAACGAGCCGCCTGACCAGCCAGTCGCAATGACTGAAACTGGTATAATAGCACTCTGGAATGTAGCCGAAGTTCCTACGGATGTCACTTCGTATATAGAGAAGTAGTAGTAATCGCCCGAAACGGGTGTGAAGGATACCGTTGCAGTCATGGCTGTCGTGTTGCTGGTCGCGATTGTCGTAGTCGTTCCACCGGTATATGCGTTCACCGTGGTCTGATACAGTACATAGTAAAAGGTTGGTGAGGCTCCTGTGGAACTCCAGCTCAGCGTTGCGTTGGAACTCGTGACCGTCAGCGCCAAGTTATACGGGTTCGGGAAATACTCCACAATCGGCGAGGCCACAACGGGAGATACACCCGAAGCATTGGACGCGTAGACCGTGTAATAGTAGTTACTGCCAATTGTCAATCCAGACGCAGAGGCGGTTACGGTGGGTGCAGTTACCGTTCCATTGGACCCAGACACCAATGCTCCTGTGTAGGTGGATGTGTTGGATCCATTGTTGTAGAGGGTCCAGGTATACGATGTGGCTGTTGGAGAAGCCGTCCAAGACATGCTTGCAGTTCCGGTTGTGATGGCTAGGGTTGGGGTGGTTGGGGGGATCACAGTAACAGTTTGTAATGCAATTACAACAATGCCCGAACCGCCAGCAGCTCCTAGTGAACCAGGTATGCCCGAACCGCCAGGTATATTATTACCGTTGTGTCCGCCACCACCTCCTCCTCCGGTATTCGGCGTTCCAGCAGTCGCCAGGGTTAGAACGGGACCCGAACCCGAACCGCCTCCATTTACTCCTATGCCTCCTTGAGCCGCGTTAATACGTGCCACGTCGGCACCGCCGCCACCGCCGCCGCCCAAGGTGAAATTGGACCCTCCGACCGTATACGTTTTCCCAATACCACCTGCACCGCCATAAGAAGTAGATGAACTTCCGTTGGCACCCACTCCTCCTGCGCCACCGCCACCGCCAGAACCATATTGAGGTCCTGTTGCTCCTGCGCCTCCCGCATATCCTTGACCACTCGTGCCTGTCCCTCCAACGTCGTTACCACCACCACCACCAGAGCCACCATTGGACCCAATCTGACTGTAGTAGCCACCAGCACCACCGCCAATCGCGGTTAGTGAGTTGAACACAGAGTTGTTACCGGAGATATTGTGTGCACCTCCACTGCCGACTGTTACAGTATACGTTCCTGAACTTAAGGTTGCATTTGAGTAGATCACGCCACCCGCACCACCACCACCACCTGTCAGATCGCCACCCCCTCCTCCGCCAGCAACAATTATATATTGTCCGGTTATGGTTGATGGACTTGTTAGGGTGATTGTGTTATTTCCAGTTGCAGTGAACTGATAAGTATAGTATCCATTCGCAATCGTCGGCGTAACCGTAGAACTACTCGGGTTCGTTGCGGTAACATTAGGAATAATTGTTGCAAAATACTGCACAATCCCACTCGTAGCCAACGTAGAGGTTCCATACGCAGTTGTCACGTTCAGAGTGTAGTAGTAATAGGTTCCAGACACAGGCGACGAGAATGTAAATGTATTAGACGTCGGCGATCCCGTGGCCCCTGACACAGCGGTTCCACCCGTATACGAGTAGATGGAATTTGAGTACACCGTGTACGTGTACGACGATGCACCTGTATAGGCCGTCCACGCACCGACCAACGTGGTTCCACTCGTGCTAAAGGTCAGACCCGATGGTGGAGGAATGGAGGTGCGGATCAGGAAGTTGGAAATCCCAGACTCCACCAAGAAACCCGGATACAAGGCCGAGTTGCTTGACTGTTCAATCGTCGGACCGGATACAGAGCCGAGAGGATACTGGACCATAAACACGCTCATTTGCGGGGAAATCACAAAGGACGGAATGGTTACACCATAACCAGACGTTCCGAACTGCACGACACCTCGGCTGTTCTGGACGTTTGCTGCATACACCGGTGTTCCAAAGTTGGAGGCCGTGTAATTATTGCTCGACTTGTCCTTCCACGTTGTCAGATTGGAACCGGTGAGCGTCATGGTCGTCGTGTCCGAACCATCCAGCCACAGGACGCAGTTACCAACCGATGTGGGCGTAAAGGGAGCAATGTACGACATGTTCACGCTATTCACGTTGGAGATCGCATTGTTACACATGTTTTCAGTGGCATTCACGGTCAGCGTGGATCCATTGAAGGTCAGATTGGAGTTTCCATACAGACCCGTTCCACCCGTGTTCACCGTCAGGACGCTTCCAAATCCAGTGGACCCCGTGATGGAAACAGAGCCACCACCTCCGCCCGACCCCGCCGGTCCAGCGGGTCCAGTCGGCCCTGTCGCCGCAGACCCTGTCGCACCCGTGAAGCCCGTGGACCCAGTCACACCCGTGAATCCAGTTGAGCCTGCGATTCCCGTAGGTCCCGTGATACCCGTAAACCCAGTGGGTCCAGTGATTCCAGTGAAACCGGTGCTACCTGTGATACCCGTGAACCCCGTTGACCCAGTGATACCCGTGAATCCAGTTGGTCCCGTCACGCCCGTGAAACCGGTGCTACCCGTGAATCCGGTAAACCCAGTTGATCCAGTCACACCAGTGAAACCCGTCGACCCAGTGGTACCGGTAAACCCGGTGCTACCCGTGAAGCCAGTCGGTCCAGTGATTCCGGTAAACCCAGTGGGTCCCGTCACGCCCGTGAAACCAGTGCTGCCTGTCACACCCGTGAAGCCAGTCGGTCCAGTCACGCCCGTGAAACCCGTCGACCCAGTGGTACCGGTAAACCCGGTGCTTCCCGTGACTCCTGTGAAGCCAGTCGATCCAGTCACGCCCGTGAATCCAGTGCTACCCGTGAAGCCAGTGGGTCCCGCGAACCCAGTGGGTCCCGTGACTCCAGTAAACCCAGTGCTGCCCGTGGCACCTGTAGGTCCAGTGATTCCGGTAAACCCAGTGGGTCCGGTGATACCTGTAAACCCGGTGCTACCTGTCACACCCGTGAACCCCGTTGGTCCAGTGATACCTGTAAACCCAGTGCTGCCTGTCACACCCGTGAAACCCGTTGGTCCAGTGATACCTGTAAACCCGGTGCTGCCTGTCACACCCGTGAAGCCCGTGCTACCCGTCATACCCGTGAACCCCGTTGGACCTGTCGGCCCCGTGACACCCGTAGGTCCGGTCGAACCCGTAGGACCAGTGAACCCCGTACCAGGAGGTCCCGTCACGCCCGTGAAACCCGTTGTTCCCGTCGGACCCGTGAATCCAGTCGGACCCACAGATCCAACTGACACCAGGGTCGTGTGGATGTGACTCGCTGTGTTATCCCGAAGTCCAATGGTAAGCGGGCTTCCGGACAGTGTTGTCGCATACAGCTGAACAACCACACTGGTTGCGTACGTATGGGCGGGAACATACAATGAGTATGTGTACTGCTGCATGGCCGATGATTCATTCACAGATGTGGCTCCTGTTGTTGACCCCGATGCCACCACGCTTGCTCCATCATACACATTGAAGTAAAAGGTGGGTGCGGACGAGGGGACACCTGGAGTCGCATACAGATTCATGTCCCACACCCCGCCAACCGCCACAGTTCCGGGTAGCGACCCGGCGGGAATCGAGAAGGAGGCAATCTGTTGATTCGTCGTCAAGGCAGGCACCGTAATATTCACCTGTGTCCCGACGTTGAAAGACGTCAGCAGACTACCAGACAGTGTTGTTGTCCACGGATTAACAGTGGTGGGGTAATCCAGCTGAAGAATGAGACCGCCAGATACACCGGCCAACCCTTGGGCACCGGTGGCTCCCACGCTGCCGGTTGGACCCGGGAAACCGGCGACATATGGCAAATTCGACCATGCGGTGACGCCATCACCGATCTTCACGTACTCGAACGTTGCCATTACGTATTAACTAGAACAAATCTAACTGAACGGAAACGTCATGCGTTGTATTCCCGGCAGCGTCATACGAGATTTGCACATGGAGTAAATCGCCGGCTCCAAAGTTCACGGACGAATCGTATTTAGAGATGAACGTAGTGGCGTTTGACAGCGTAACGGTATACGCTGTATCGGCAATGGATCCACCACTCGGCGTTTTCCGGACTGTAAGGGTGGTCGTGTGTCCCGTCCCGGGAGCCATATTGAAATTCACCGTCATACCCGCTAAGATTAATGGCTGTTGAATACGGTAAGCCGCAGGCGGGGTCGTGATATCCGGATACTGAGTGAACTGTCCACCCGACGAGTGAATGCCTACGGTTCCAAACCATAAGTACGCTGGTGTTCCCGTTCCCGGGTTTCCGGATGTGTTCAGTGTCCCAACTGCTCCGTAAAACAACGTGGCTGGGTAATTGTAGGCTGAGAACCCCGCACCGCCAGCTGTCTTTGTCACCAAGTCCACGCCGGGTCCCACCTGAATTCCCGCTGACGCCAAGTACGTTGGATTGGTAATCGTTGCCGGAGTTGTTTGGAGAATGTCGGATGCCGTATAGGTTTGCGGGGAAACCGGTTGAACCGTCCCAATGGTCGTAGATCGCAGCTGAACGGATCCTGTGTTGGATCCGTCCCGTGTTTCAACGCCTACATACGATCCGGCAAAGGCGTTTGCGGAGGGTGGTTGGGCGACATAGATGTTTGTATCTCGCAGTGTTGCGATGTTGGTGTTTGTGACAATCATTCCCCGCTTGTTGCCCGATCCGTTTCCGTATACATTGATCGTGGATCCCTTGACGGCATTGAACGAGAAGGTGTTCGCACCCAGCGTACCTGTGCCGTCAAACATGACACCATACAGATTGTTTGATGAAGTATATGGCATAGTTGAATTGGATAAGGAAACAACACTCGTGCGAAGTTTTGACGTCACCGTAGTTGTGCTTCCATAATACACGCCAATCAGGTTGTTTGAACCGATATATGAGGATCCGCCGCCGATCACAAGGTTCAGGTCTTCCACACGACAATTGTCTCCCATCTGAAGAAGGATCGTATCCTGCGTCGGAGCCGTGCATTGAATTGTGCACACCTGAAGGCTCACTCCTCGCAATGCCGTTCGAGCGGGGAGGCTAACAATCGGATAATAGGTTCCGGTTCCGCCCGTGGGTCCTACTGTTGTAACTGTCGCATTCGTTCCGGTAGGCGAGAGAGTGTAGGTTCCCGGCAGAACCCAGATTGCAACGTTCTGATACTGCGGAAGCGTAAGTGATCCGGTGCCGATGATCGCAGCAATGGCCGCATTAATGGTGGCAAAGGGCAGGCCACCGATGTACGCAGTGGTGTCGTTTCCATAGACCGCGTCGACTCGGGCCACATTGCCCAGCTGGGCAGTGGGAATAGGGTAGAATGCCCCTGACAATTGGTATCCAATCTCACCCGGTCCGAGAACATAGGTGTTCGTGGGAACAAGTGTTGCATATCCATGTCCTATCGGTCCCGTTGACCCTGTCATGCCGGTTGGGCCTGTCGACCCTGTGAATCCTGTAAATCCCGTGAATCCAGTGAACCCAGTCGGGCCCGTGAAGCCAGTGAATCCCGTTGGGCCCGTGAAGCCGGTGAAACCAGTTGAACCCGTAAACCCAGTGAATCCAGTCGGACCTGTCGAACCTGTAAAGCCTGTGAACCCAGTGAATCCAGTCGCACCTGTGAAACCAGTGCTGCCTGTCATACCTGTGAATCCCGTGGGTCCGGTGATACCCGTGAAACCCGTCGAGCCCGTGATTCCGGTGAATCCCGTCGAACCCGTGATTCCCGTGAAACCTGTCGGACCTGTGAATCCGGTGAAACCTGTGCTACCTGTCACACCTGTGAAACCCGTGCTACCCGTGAATCCAGTGAAACCCGTCGGCCCCGTGATACCTGTGAATCCCGTCGAGCCAGTGCTACCAGTAAAGCCAGTGCTACCTGTGAATCCAGTGAAACCCGTCGGCCCCGTGATACCCGTGAATCCCGTCGACCCGGTCATGCCCGTGAATCCTGTCGGGCCGGTGATACCTGTGAAACCAGTGCTACCCGTTACACCCGTAGGTCCGGTTGACCCAGTCATGCCCGTGAATCCTGTCGGTCCCGTTACACCTGTGAATCCCGTTGGACCTGTGATTCCGGTAAACCCAGTGCTACCCGTGATACCCGTGAAACCCGTGCTACCCGTCATGCCCGTGAATCCTGTCGGGCCAGTGATACCTGTGAATCCAGTGCTACCCGTTACGCCTGTGAAACCCGTGCTACCCGTCATGCCCGTAGGTCCTGTTGGTCCGGTGATACCCGTGAACCCCGTCGGTCCTGTTACACCTGTGAATCCTGTCGACCCCGTGACTCCAGTGAATCCAGTTGAACCAGTCACACCCGTGAACCCCGTCGGTCCAGTCATGCCGGTAAACCCAGTGCTACCCGTGATTCCTGTAAATCCAGTGCTACCTGTCATGCCCGTGAAGCCAGTGCTGCCTGTCGCGCCAGTAAATCCCGTTGGTCCCGTGATACCGGTAAATCCAGTTGAGCCTGTCATGCCCGTGAATCCAGTTGGACCCGTGATTCCGGTGAAACCTGTCGACCCAGTCATACCTGTGAACCCCGTTGGGCCCGTGGACCCAGTGAATCCAGTGGGTCCTGTAAACCCAGTTGACCCCGTTGGACCCATTGACCCAGTGAATCCCGTCGCACCCGTGAATCCAGTTGACCCCGTAAACCCCGTCGGACCTGTGGATCCAGTGAATCCTGTGAATCCTGTTGGACCCGTGGGTCCAGTGAATCCAGTGCCAGGCGGACCCGTGAATCCCGTGAATCCAGTGCTACCGGTTACACCTGTGAAGCCGGTGGGTCCAGTGAATCCAGTGCTACCAGTTACACCTGTAAATCCAGTTGATCCAGTGGGCCCCGTGAACCCTGTACCTGGCGGTCCCGTCGGACCTGTCGGACCCGTTGCTCCGGTCGAACCTGTGGAACCGGCACCTGTTGCTCCCGTGACACCTGTATACCCAGTGAATCCAGTCGGTCCCGTCTTTCCAATGTCCGTCGCCACCTTCTTGATGTTCACCGCAATTGACGGAGCGTCGGGACTTGTGCCATGGGCATTGGCAACAAATGCGACCGCAAATACGTTCGCAGACCCAGTTGTGGCAGCAATTTCAACATAGTCGCCCACATTCAGCGAGGCCAGATAAGGAATAGCGATAAGCGAAGCAGCTGACCCGTCTGACGGAACAAGAAGGCCGCCGTTCGAGGCGGGAACGTCGACACCGTTGATGCGAATCCAGGTGTATGCATTGGTCGATTCCGTGTTTGTATTGGCAATCTGAATGGAGGTGATGATTTCGTAGATACCCTGTTCTTGAACTACAATCTGAGTCCCTCCATTCGCAAGATGCGTACCGAACTCAACATATGTCGAGTCAAAGGGGAAAATCGTTGTCGACCCATTCGCAATGGGGAGCGACGTTGAAAGACCGTAACTCGATGCGACGTTTGTACCAAGCGACACCGGACCTGTAGGACCAAGAGGACCTGTGAATCCCGTCGAGCCAGTTGGCCCCGTTGGACCCGTATAGCCGCGAAGACCGCCATACGGAAGCGAGTTCCAATGCGTGGTGCCGTCTCCAATCTTGAAAAGTTCAGTATCCGTTTCAATGCCCATCTCACCCTGGGCCAACAGAGTGTTGGCAGCCGCCCATTGGGATGCCAACCCCCTGCGAAATTGAAGCTGAATATATGGCATTGTGTCATCATCAGAAAATGCTACCGCAATCTAATACAGGACCGTTGGAATAGACCTGCGTCGGACCACCTCCGTCAAAGATGATCGACGTGGATGTCCCCACATAGGGTAGGTTGACCCATATATTCACGCCGTCTCCAATCTTCATCTGGCCAGTGTCCGTGACTACACTTGGTTCGCCTAACGCCAGTACAACTGTCGACGCGGTCCAAACAGCGAGGGAATCCTTTCGCAGTAAAAACTTGACGGGGTTTGCGGGTGCAGACATTGTTAGCAGACGACAATTGTTTCACCATCCCGCACAATTGTCCCCGAATTTCCGGCATCGAGCACCGTCGCGACGTTCGTCGTGCCCGCATCACCAGCGTCCAAGTGAACTGCATACTCGTCGGTCGACGTCCCGCCGTCGTATACATTCGACACAACCGACTTGAAGATGCGGTGACAGATATCAGTAATCGAATAGATTTCTAGCACTCCATTCGTAAACCCAGATGTATGATTGCTTTCGCGTAAGACCAGATTCGGACTTCCATAGTGTGCATTCACAATAGCCCGTCTCCTGACCTGCTGCGTAAACATGGACGCGTCACGCCCAGATGAAAAAGAGCGTTGTTTCCCGACTGCGAGAGGCGGCGGGAACGTGTGAACCTCAGGAGCCTGAGGTGCATTTGCTTGCGCTTGAATCACTAGGTTCATCATCACCAGCGCCATGAGGGCGCTGGCAATCCAGTTAATGCTGAGCATTCTGCGCTTAATCAGTGGTGAGGTTAAACCAGCGGCGAACCTCCTTCTCGGATACACCGCCCTCCATATGCTCCTCAATCAGCTTGTCGAAGCGAAACTTAATCGCCTCTGGACTACGGCGGAGAGCATGGGCGATATTCGCAAACGGCAGGTTCTCCTGCCGGCGGAGACGAATCATCTCACGCTCCTCAGCCACCGTCCAGTGGTGGTTATCGCGAGCATAGACGACGCGGGAGGCGGCAACGGGGCGCTTGGAGACAGTGGAACGGGTCTGCATCTTGTTGTACTAGGGAATATGCCCTTGTGCAACAGGATTCGTTTTTGACGAATGAATTTGGATTGGAGATGTGTTGAACGTAATGAAATGGAGTGTGCCGCAAGAAGGGATTGAACCTTCGACCTACCGCTTACAAAGCGGGTGCTCTACCGCTGAGCTATGACGGCAGGTTTCTACTCGGGATCGAACCGAGGTTGCCGGGTGGCTGAAGGGAGGGTTCCCGACTGTCAAAGCCCGAAGTCCTGACCACTGGACGATAGAAACAAATACGAGCGGTGGGATTCGAACCCACGAGGTGTGAACCAACAGATCTTAAGCCTGTCTCCTTAACCACTCGGACACGCTCGTGGAAAGTTGAAGATGAAGTTGAAATGAAATTCGAACGTAGTGAGGATGAGTACCGCATGCGGGGATTGAACCCGCGACTATCGGCTGACAGCCTCTCACGCTTAAAAGGCCGATGCTCTACCATCTGAGCTAATGCGATGAGTTGGCGAACCTTTGGGTTCGCAGACATAAGACCGATGCTCTACCACTGAGCCAATGCGGCAAAAAAGTTTGATTTGTGGGTTTTACGCTGAGCGGGAATCGGACCCGCGTCAAGGGTGTGGAAGACCCTCATTCTACCACTGAACTATCAGCGTTGGTGAACGAGCTGCGGATTGAACGCAAGACCTTCTCCGTGTAAAGGAGACGCTCTACCACTGAGCTACTCATCCTGGTTCCCATACCGGGAGTTGAACCCGGGTCAAGGCTGTGAAAGAGCCCTATCCTGAACCGCTAGACTATATGGGATTCACGGGGTATTACCCCGGGAGACCGCTGTCCCCTACTCTACTCCTTCTTCGCCTGTGTAAACTCGTCACGCAGCTTCATGAGCATCTTGCCAAGCTGATTCTGTCCCTTCCACTTGGCCGGGTTCTTCGCGTCGGCAGTATCGGCTGACGTGCCGATACCCCAGTACTTGTCACGGGGATTCGCCTCACCAATGGGGCGGTCTCCGGTGGCAAGCAGCTTCTCCAACAGACCATGCTTGGGGTTTACAAACTTTGCTCGCAGTGCCTTTTCCATAATCGGAATCTTCACATCGTCCCACCTCGCGGCACTAAATTCCTTTACCTTCCTACCCAATGCCTTCACCGACTTTGCTTCCGTGAACTCCTTGTTACGCGGTGGCTTCATCATCTTCTGTGCATGTTCCGAATCCTTTCCCTCGAACATCATCGCCTTTGACCACTGGAAGTAATGCTCGACAGTGGGGAACGTCATGCCATCAATCTCAAACGGAGCAACGAACATATTGCTCATAAACCTAAACTCTCCCTTACTTTCGTCCGCTCCGAAGAACAGGACGGGCTCTGCGGCCTCTTCGTTTGGTGGCACGGGCGCTGCCTTTACACGCTTCTTTAGTACAACCTTCGGCTTCGGCTCCTCGGGCTTCGGCTCCTCGGGCTTCGGCTCCTCGGGCTTCGGCTCCTCGGGCTTGGCTTCGACGACGGGGAGGTCAATCTTCGCCTCGGTCTCTACGGCCTTGGGGGCACCTCGCTTAAACACGAAGGATCGGTGGAGGAAGGAGAATGCTTGGTGTTCTTGCGTCAATGTAATCGACGTTTGCTGAGCATAATGGTCAGCAAACATCTTCGTATCGACGAGTTCAAATCCAGCTTCTGCCAATAATTCCGTCACCTTTCCAAACGGTACGAGAGCCTCATCCATGGCCTTCTCGAAACTTTCGAGTTTGACCGAAATCATCTGACCGAACTCCTCACGCCATGTGTCGCCATCCGTATAGCCCTTCTTAATCTCCCCGAAGACCTGGCCGTCAGCCCGGAAGAGGGTGCCCTCCTTGCCCAGGAGACTCGCATAGACAGCCGCCCCGTCCATGCAAGTTCCGAAGAACACCCCCTTACCATGTTCAATGAGGTTCTTCGTAAATACCTTGAACGTCTCCTCTGAAGTGCACGCATAGTGCATGGCCATCTGGCACGAAATGGCGTCGAACATCTTCAGACCCGCGAACTGCTGGAGATACGGCGTGGGAGCGGGCTCCAGACCCGCGAGAATGCGAATGTACCGATTGTCCTGCTCATACAGCGGCTGCGTCATGTCACCCACGATAAACAGGGCAGGTGGAAGAGGATTGCGGTCACGCTCGCGGAGGTAGCGAACACATGCACCCTGAACGGGCGACTCCAGGTTTCCGGCAGCAATGTCCATGCCCACCACGCGGCTCGGCTTAGCCTCCTTCCACTTCAGCAGGTCACCACCGCGACCCATGGCCAGCTCGAGCAGCGTAGACCCAGGCTTAATCATCTGCTTGAAGAGGTCAGCCTTGATGCGATTGTGGAAGGCATACGTATCCTTCAGCACACGGTCACGAGACCCGAGGTCATCGCGGTAATACAAGTCATCCTCGAACGTGTCATCCGGCGGATTCGACACGCAGCTCGTCAGCATCTCCTCGGTCACGGGCACGTGAATGTTGGTCCAAATCGAGTTCGCAGTCGAGACATCATTTCCAAACTGAGACTGATGAAGAACCTGGTATTGGTGCGTCTTGTCGTACCGAGTTCGCAGAATGGTCCAGCTATTTGTCTCCAGTTCACGCACACACTCGATAATCGTATTGTCCTGAACACGAATTCCCTTTACGTCAACCGGAACACCCTTCGCATCCAGCGGAATGGCAATCTGGTACGCATCCGGGTTGCGAGGCACTGAAGGCTGAAACACCCCAGGCACGCGGTCACGGGTCTCGGCAATGACTCGCAGGTCAGGTGCCATCTTCGGAGGCGTGTACTCACCCGTCATGGTCTCGAGCGGATACACGATATCAAACCCCCTCGTGCGGCCGATGTACAGCTGTCCGCGAAACACGTGCTTCTTCAGGACCGTGTCGAACGAATCGCCAGCCTTGAACTTGACCAGGAAGTCAATGCTGTTCTGGTCAGCCGGCTTCCACTTGTAGACCGTTGTCCATGTATTGCCCTTGCGGTCCGACAGCGGAGCCACTGGAGAGGCGCGGGGCGTGAAGATGAGGCCATCCGTCTCATACTCAAACTTGGTGGAGAGCACCGTGTTAATCGCCTCCTCCATCGCCGGTCCATCGCCTGCGAGGAACATCTTGGTCTCCACTCGCAGCGGGCGACCCGGCATCATCACAAAGTCGCGACGCAGGTCAGACACGAACTCGTGAGCACACCCAAGACGGGACTTCATCGGATTGGCCCGGATATCCTCATCCGTCGTGAAGAGCGGAAGGCGAGTCTGGTCAGCCCCGCGGAAGGAGTAGACATCGAAGATACAGAAGAGGTTCAGCTCCTCAATGTACTCGCCATCCACCACGTCATTCACGTGAACCGCATTCGTGGCCGTGATGCCTGTCCAGGTAATCACGCCATTCGGGCGAACCATCAGCATTCGCTTGTCACGCATGACCATGAGGAAACACCGCTGGCCATCGGCCTTGTTTGTGACCGTGTAGCCTGTCAGGATGTTGTTCGGACGGTCGGCACGCAGGTGGCGACGCTTCATCGTGACGGGATTCACGAACTTCTGGCGAGACGTGCTAACCTCAGCCTGGTACCGCTCAATATCAGAGGAGGGCAGCAGGAAGGATGTACCCTGGAAGGCGGCCAGAAGACGCTCAATGTGAACCATCAGCGAAGACACAATGTCCTTCGGCGGTGCCTGGCGACCAATGACCTCCACCTCCAACTCATAGGAGGGATTCTGACGAAGAATGTCGGAGAAGGATCGCGTTCCTCGGCTCTTGGACTTGACCATCGAGAAATCAATCTGGAGAAGTCCATCCTGTGTCTTCCAGCTCTTGCGGTTGATTACGCGGACATGAGACTTGGCATCCATCGCAGAGCCAGAGAAGTCCCGACGAACCTCCTCCTCCTTGCGAAGTGTGAACCGCAGCCCGGCCTCAGGAATGTCGACCATGTCTTGGCCGTCGTTCCCAAAGTACCGAGACTTACGCTCCACCTTGAGTTGTGCTCCCTTGAAGTTGTTGGATGTGCAGACCTTGTGGATGTTCTCCGCACCCTTTACGACAACGCGAAGGTTGTCGGGGTACGAGAAGGTGGCGTGGACAGCTTCGACTGCCGGTCCAGCTGCGAGACCTTCGATTGTCTTGGTGATGCGGTCAGCAATGTCCTTGGTCTGAATCTGACCGGAGAGGACTTTGCATTCGAGTTCGGCGTTGGCATTCTTGACGTGGGTTGCAAGGTATTCAAGGTCCCCCCGTGCACGAGACGAGAGAAGAGACTCCATTGCCATTGTTAAGTAGTCGGACTATCTTTATCCGTTTTGTACTCAGCAATCTTCAGGTCGATACCCTCCTTCGTAAGGCGAATGTCTTCACCTGCTTCGAACATTTGCTGGACCAATTCGCTAAATTCAAGTGCGTGGACCTCCAGTTTGTCGAGGGCCGCTCCCGCATCATAGGCCCAGGGAGCATAGTCACCCGGCTCAAACACAGGCTCGGGAAGAGGGTCTTGACTGACAAGTTGTTCCAGTGTGAGCGTCTTGTCAATACAAATCTCCTCGCGAGGCTCACGCAGAGCCAAAAAGGCTTGGGTCTGTTCCTCGGTGATGGGAATGGCTGGCGTATCCAAAGCCACGTCCATTTACTCCTTCTGTAAACTTTTCCGAGCCCGTTCATCCGCATCCATCCGCTTCCGTTGGTCAGTGTAAAAAGCGACGAGTGTCTCCATCTCGGCAATACACGCCGCAGGCAGGGACTCAGACGACACCAGCACGCCGGAGTTGGTGCGGGTAAATTCCTGAGTGTACCGCTTAATCACTTCGAACACCTGGGCGTGTTCGTGGACGTCAAGGGCATCCAGCTGTTCACGAAGCTTTTCCTTCCGGAGGCGGCTGCTCATTTGTTGAGGCAGCCGGAGCTTTCTTCTGGAGCTTACGACGCGAGGGAGGTTCCGCTGCCCTGGCCACATCGGGTGCCACGCTCACCACACGCTTCTCCGACGCATCGCCCGGTGTGGACGCGGCAATCATCGGCTCAACCTGCTCTGCCGATGCATCCATCGCCTTCTCGGCTGCGGGATTGACAATCGACACCAGTGTTCCCAGGACCACAATCGAGTCGTCGCCCTGTTGGAAGCGAGAGCCAACCACCTTGAACTCAATCTCCTGAGCCTCCTTGATATCCTCAAACTCAGCATTGCCAATGTGGAGGTCGCGAGGTAGCAACACCTTCATCGGCGTCAGCTCGGCGTGGAGACCAATCTTACTGCGAAGTGTCACGCTGGCCCTGAACACCTGACCGGGGTGGGGCATGCACACATCTGCCTGAAAGCGAACAAAGTAGTCCAGACCGCCCTTGATAAGGTTGATGCGTCCAAGCGAATGCTCGACAATGGTAATGCTTCGACGCTGAATAAAGCCCTCGGGGGTGCAGATGCCCTCATACTTTGCCCTGAGTTGGGCAATGAGACTGACGTGAATTGAGCGTTGGAGATTCGGTGCGTGAATGTGAACTGAGCGAGACAACTCGCGGCGCTCAAAGACGGGATCCATGAGACTCGTTGTCTTTACACGCCGGATTTCGTTTTGAGCACATCCATTTCTTCAGGCGTGTACCACACAATGTTGTTTTGTTCGCGGGCAATCAGCTCCATGATATCGCATCGAGTCCAGGTAATCTTCTTGGGCATCTCCGGAATGCCAATCTTGCGAATGTCCGTGTAGGCCGCAAGTTTGCCCACCTCCGCCGAACCGACGGCACCCGTTCCGCACACGATAGGTACATCACGCTTCCTACCGTGAATGCGGGTGAATTTACCGTCCTTCTCTTCGAAGCGACCAATGGAGAACTTGCCATCCTTCATGGTGCCAATCATCTTGTCATTGTCCTTCACGTATCGCTCATTCAGAGCCTTGACCCATGCCTGGACGGCTGTGCGATCATCGCCAATGGGGTCGGGTGGGTCGTAGTCTTCCTTTCCGAGAACGAGAATCTCCGTCCCGGGTACACGAAGCCGGTCGGCAAAGGGCAGGGCCTTGGATTCAGGAGACCGCAGATACGCAATCTTCTGCTCACGCGATAACCGGTCAAACATGTATCCAGGCAAGACCGACGCAAAGTCAGCCTTAATCTTCTCGGTAAAGGCCTGGACAAGCTTGAGCTGCTCGGTGGTGCGGGCGGCAGTGGCCAGGGCATTAGTGCGGTCCTTGCCCTTGAGTTCAGGTCCAACAACAACCGGCTGAAGAGATGCGTCAGCCAAGGTCAAACCCTCCACCATCGCAGTCAGATTCGGCACCTCGGCCGCCGCCTTCTTCTCCGGTTCCACAGCTTCGAGAGCCACATTCCCGCGATTGGGAGGCTGGCTCGTGCGTTCTACAAGCGTGCCATTCTCGACACCAATGGGTCCGAGTGTGTAGACATTTCCACGTGACTGTAGAAGGCTCGTGCGGTCGAATGAATCCTTGAACTTGAATCCGGTGCGAATAGCATTCTGTAACAGGAACACCACCACATCGCGCTGGTACATCTTGAGGGCAGCGAACAACTCCTCTCGGTCCCAAATCGGCTTGTCAATGAACAGCTTGCCAAGTTTGCCAAACACTTCATCGCGGACATCGAAATAGGTCGAGAGAGGCCGCACATATCCCTCCTCGGGTTCAGATGGCTTGACGCGGCACTGTGCGGGTTGAGCCTCAGTAAAGATGGGGGCCATCATATCCTTGAGAAGCAGCTTGGACTCGTGAGCACCCTCTGACCGACGCTGGGGAACCTCGAGATTCTTCCAGTCCTCCGGAAGTGTGTTCAAACTCACTTGAATGGGACAGTCCATTGCAGATTCTTCAAGGAGTCGGCGAACACGTGCGATGCGAATACCCTTCTCTTCCACCTTTGTGCGGTAGGTATACTCATCGAATGACTCTTGCTCAGACTCCGACCGCAGGACGTGGAGGTACACGGAACAATTCTGCTCTTCGAATGGAAGGGCCTGGTGACTGCATGTACGCAACGCACGCCCAATGACCTGCTCGATGCGGCTCATGTTCCACCAGGGGTCCAGCACGTGAACCTGACGCACGTACCGAAAGTTCACACCCTCCGAAATACGAGGCGTGGTGACAATGATGCGAACCCTGGCACCATTCACGTTCTTGTCGGACCGGGCAAGTTGAAGCAGGGCATTGGTCTGGGGAGTCGACACTTCACTGCTCAGCAACATGTACTCGCCTTTCGACTTGCCCTTGAAGGCGGGATTGGCCAGAAGCGGGGGACCACTGGCCGGAGTGTATCCATGCTCCTCCAATGCCATGGCGAACAACCGAGACCCACGCGTGACATAGTTCGAATACACCAGCACCACGCCCTTCGACGACTCGATGGTCTTGATGACACTGGCAAACTTCGCAGAGACACCTGGCAGCGTCTCCGGTGTCAGGCACGGTTCACCTGTGTATTCCCATTGCACGCCGGTTTGGCGAAAGACATCTCCGAACTCTCGGTTCCCAGGCAGGACGCTCAATGTCGGAATCATGAGCGCTTTCCTTGATTCCTCATCGTCGCCTTCCTTTCCATGGGTTCCGTCAATCACCTTCTTCTGTTCACCACTTACCGTGGATGCGAAAACTGTCAAGTACTTCATCTTGGTGGACGGACCAAGGTCTAAGCCCGTGAACCCAACCAGTGGCTCAGGCAGCTCCTCTGTCTCGGGGGCGGGCAGGCGGAAGGGAAAGGTGAACGGGTTCTCACCTTTCACATACGACACATACATCTGAGCCCAATCACGGAACTCCTGCTCCTTCGCTGGCTTGATGGTGCCATCCGATGCGAAGTAGTCCGAGGCAACTAACTTTCGGCTCGCGGGCTGCTTACCGTCGTTCCACAGAAAGAGGTTCATGTAAAAGACGATTTCCTCGTGATTGTCGTACATGGGCGTGGCGGTTAGCAGCACAAGCACCATTCCCTTGGCCATCTTCACCAGGCTTTCCAGACCCGTGGACACGGTCTTCATCTCCGAGCTGCCCTCGCGGAGATTG